TAACGGAACTAAAGGAGACACAACTTACATCCATACAACGTATAAAGACAACAAAGACAACCTATCAGACTCATTTCTTAGCAGAGTATTAGAGATGAAGGCTAGAAGACCAGATAAATACCAACATCAGATACTAGGAGGATGGTTAGCTAAGGCAGAAGGAACAATTATAAGAAATTGGAAGGTTGGAGACTACATACAGACAGAAAAGACTATCTATGGGCAAGACGTAGGATTCTCTGAAGACCCTACAACGCTTGTAAAGATTTCTATAGATGATTTTAATAATAGGCTCTATGTAAAGGAGATTTATGGTAAAACAGGACTTTCTACATCTGATATAGCAAATATGAATAGAGCTGAGTGTGGTTTAGACTTGATAGTTTGTGACTCATCAGAACCTAGACTTATAAAAGAGCTAAAGATGAAAGGATTAAACATACAACCTGCTGTAAAGAAGAGTGGTAGTATACTATCTGGTATAGCACTTATGCAGGACTATGAAATAATAGTAGACCCTAGAAGTAAAGGCGTTATAAGAGAGTTTAACAACTATGTATGGCACGAGAAAGGTGTAAGACCAATCGATAAGTTTAATCACTTTTGTGATGCGATAAGATACGCTTTGATGAGATTAGCTACAAGTAAGAACAAAGGAATTTACACAATAAGATAGAGCGTTTAATATAAAGGGGTTCGTTTAATATGAAGGGGTAACAATTGATTTTGTTGCTCCTTTCTCTGTTTAATATGATGGGCTATGTTTAATATGAGGGGCTTCAATTAATTGCTGGTTATACCAAAAATTAATAGTAAATTTATTTTGTTATGTGAAAATATTGTTGTAGACGTACGCATGTGTTCCTCTGTTAAGTTATGCTACAAATCTAGGATAGTGTCAAAAGCTATCAAATCATAAAAAAAGTTAAATTGCAAAGTTTTTTATATTTTTTGTTGTGTAATTAAAAAAAAGAGTTATATTTGCTTAAGAAACAATTATTAATTAAATACACATTACATGAAAGCAACTATTAAACTACAAGAAATTACAAGCTTGTCACTAGGAACTGAATTAGCTATATTTTCAGTAACACTAGAACACCCAACACTACTAAACTTTCACAAAGTTACTTTTTCTATGTCTTCAACGGGCATGAGTTTAAGAGTAACAAGTCAACACTCTACCCTTGAATTAATGAGGTTTTGTGAATGGCTTAAAGAGTCATCAAAAAACGATTCTAATTTAAGAGATAATGAATCAGAGTTAAGGCTTTTTGCTAAAGACATGATTAAGACAAATAAAAAATTAAATGAACCTAAAACAATATAAATTATGAGTACAGATAACAAAAAATTAGAGAGTATAATATTATTAATGAACGAATTAGACGGGGAAACCATTCAGTACATATTAGAACAAATAGGTATGGATGAACAAATACATAATCAATTAAAAGTTAAAAATATGATTAACAGAATAGACAACATTGAAGAAATTTCTAAAGAACATTATGATATGATTTTGTGTGCGTGTGCATCAGATATGTATACTCTTGTAAGGCTTGAATATTTTGCTTGGTTAGATGGAGGAGGTGGTCATCAGATGTACTACGATACGATATGTGAGCTTGTCAATGAGGTTATGTTTAGTGATAATTCTCCATATCTAAATTGGGTTAAACAATGGAATGGTGGCAAGGGAAAAGATTTTAATGATATGTATGGCAATTGTTTAGATTGGTATCATATGGATAAAGTAAAAAAATTATTTATAGATAGGTATAAAGATTGGTATTGCGAAGAGACAAAAGAAGAGGAGGTTATGGAAGAGGTTGCAAGATTATTTCTTTTGGTAAAGTCTCCTAAATCTACTATAAAAAATGCAATTAACTATAACATTGAAAAACAATATGGAATTAAAACTAAATAATATGAACATAAACATTTTAAAAGCAGTACAGATTTACACTACTAAAAAGGAATTTATAGTGTACACCATTGTAGACAACAAGATTGATAAGATGATACTTACAAATGATTTAACTAGACATCGTAGAAAGTTTGGTTTGGATAGTAGATTTTTATTGACTGATACATTAAAAAAACAATTAAGAATAATTAATATAACTTTATAAGATATGGATACAGAAAACAAATTAATTGCTGAGTTTATGGGATTGGAAACCTCAGACGGATGCTATTTCGAACACTTAACAAAAGAGGGTAAAAGAGAATTAACACACTATATTTTATTAGAATATCATATCTCTTGGGATTGGTTAATGCCTGTAGTGGAGCAGATAGAAAATTTCGGTTTTGAATTTATTATTGCAGAAAGTAGAGTTAAAATAAAACACAACACAGACTATTCAATAAATGAATTACTAAATATTGACATAGTAGGTACAAAAATAGACGCTACTTACAAAGCAGTAATGCAATTTATAAAACAATACCAAAACTAAACTTTTGGTAAGGCAACTAATAAAATAAATATAGGGGATTCCGTATAGATAACAATGATTCTATAGTCCGCAATTGATTCAAGTATCATAATGCCCAGCCTTACCAATTTTATTTGAACAAATAACAACTAAGAATAATTAATATAACTTTATAACATGAATTGGATAATAGAAGACGAATTTGGAAACCATTGTTTCCCACAAAAATCATTTGAAGATTATGAGGATGGTTGGGAATTTTTATATCAAACATTTCCCGTAATATATCACGAAGATGGAACACAAGATGACCAAGAAGAAGAATTATCCTCATACTTTGTAGTAATAAACAACTAAATAAATAAGATATGAAACATACATACATACACGAAACACATACAATGTTTTCAGAAAACGGAGAAGTACATCTAGTTAATGACACAAATACAATAGTATTTAACGCTCGTAATTTATTACAAGATTTAGACTTTATACTACACCTAGCTATTAAAGAGGTAAACAAAGAAAACAAAGATTTAAAAGATAGATTAAAGGAAACAATTAAAACACTATAAACATGGAGACAATTGACTATCACGAATTTCTATTCTACAATTTAACACAAGTATGCGACACAATACATCCTTTGAATGATATGCCTTATGATGATGCTTTTGGTAGCATTAAAGGTTACTATAAAGAGTTTTATGAGTCTAAATATAATGACGAATTGTATAGTGAGTACGATGCAATTACTAATTTCTTAGAATGGTATTAAAACACTAACACTTTAAAATAAATTAAGCCACTTTAACGAGTGGCTTTTTTATTTCTGTTTAACAAGAGGGGCTTTGTTTAATATGAGGGGCTATTGTTAATGTAGGTAGATAATTATATCTGTTTAACAAGAGGGGCTTTGTTTAATAAGAGGGGCTTCTTAGAATCATTCCAGATATTATTTTGACTCATTATAAATAAGAAAATAATTTGGTAGATTAAAATATTTTTTGTATTCATTGCGTACATATTATACCTCAAAGCTATATTTTTAGAAATAGCTAAACCGCAAAAAAAAATCAATTTTTGTAAGATTTTTTACTTTTTTTTGTTGTTTATCCAAAAAAGAGTTCTATATTTGTATTGTTATTAATCATTAAAACTTTAAACATGAATACAGAAACATCAAATTTAACCTTAGCTTTTGAGCAAGTAAAAAACCTTAATTTAGGTTTAACACTAGAACAGTACATCGACCTTAACGACGTCCTTTATACCTTGTCAATTAATCAATTTTCTAAAGGTATGAAAGAGGCAAACGAAATTCACAATAAATATAATAACTTATAAAAATTAATATCATGAAAAAAAGTAAAAAACCATCAGTAAGAATAAAAAGAGCTGTCAAGTCTTTAACGGATGCAAACCCTAGATATGAAATTGGCAACGTTTTGTTTGAAATAATTATCAATCTAGGAATAGAGGAAACAAAGAAACAATTAAAAGAAATGGACCCAAACCAAAAACATTTTATTAGCCCATCAATGTGGGAACACTGCATTGAGATATTAGAGGAAAATTTAGAATTATAATAATAACGGGAGGGTAAAACCTCCCATAAAAAAAACATCATGAAACAATTTAAACAAGTATTAAAAAAAGCAAATCAACTTTTAAAAGAGTGTGCAAGAGGTTGCGCCTATGCTATTAACAATTAAACTTTATACAATGAATTTATTAACACAAAACACAAAAATAAAACTAACAGGAACCGAACTAAAAAAGAAAGTTTTTAACTTTAGTATACCCGCTTTTAAAACCGCTTTAGGTAAAATTACTTGTCCTTTTGCTGATAGTTGTGTAAAATTTTGTTATGCTCAAAAAGGAAATTATAAAAGGTTTCCGAGTGTACGAAATTCTATGGAAAAAAAATATACACTAACTAAACAAGATAATTTCATACAATTAATGAACAAGGAAATTGTAAAAAAGAAACCCGACTTTATTAGGGTACATGATAGCGGTGACTATTACAGCCCTAAATATCTAAACAAATGGTTGACTATTGCAATAGAAAACCCAGCAGTAAAATTTTATAGTTATACTAATAGTATTAAGTTTATAAAGGACTTAAAAAACATCCCTATTAACTTTGACTTTATATTTTCCGATAGTGGTAAACAAGTTAATTTAATAGATAAAAATAAAGATAGGCACACAAAGATTTTTAAGAGTTCCAACGAACTAATAAACGAGGGTTATACTGATGCATCTAAAATAGATTTGTATAGTACAAAATGGTATAACAAAACAAACAAAGTAGGTTTAATATTTCACTAAAAAAATAACATCATGACAAACAATTATAAAATATCTTTAACACTATTAATAAAACTTAGCAAGACTAAAAAAACTTTCATTTGTTTTAATGTAGAAAATAATAAAATAAAAGAATTCGTTTTAACTAATGATTTAATAAGATTTAGAAACAGATACAATACTTTCAAATTAGTTGAAATAATTAAACCAAAATTGAATAAATTAACTATAGAAATTTGATATAAAAATACTAACATATCGATATAAATTAAGCTACTTTTTTAGTAGCTTTTTTTTATGCAATTATTTTTTAACTTATTGGGGCTCAAATATAGTAGGGGAAGATAGGGTAAACAAGCCAAATTAAGCGATTTAAGACACCTTTATACCAAAATAATATCAATACACCAGCAAATTATTATGATAGCTTAAAATAGACGTAATATGGGTTATTCTGGATGTAAGATACCCATTCTTATGAATTCAACAAAATATCTTTTCAATAAAAACTGGATATTCGAATCTGAAAAAATAGAAAAAAGTAGTTTACTATAGGGCTGATTTTGCATTTTGTAAAGTACTGATTTACAACACTTGTCAAAAAAAAG